TTGGTGAGTTCCAATACGCTGCACCTTACGGTATGGATGTTGAACAATTCTATCGCTTCCAGCGTGAAGAGTGGGGCGATGTGGATAAGTTAGGACTTGCTAACTTCATGGCTGCGAACATTGCTAGTGCTGAATCGAAGAGTGGAAAGAGTGGCGATTGGGTGGTGGACTAATGTTGTCTATTGATTCTAAACCCTCATCAGCAGAAGAAGGTATCATGATTAATCTTGAAAAGTGTATGAATGAAACACAGCCTGTTATTATTGATGGGAAAGAATGGTATCACAAGAGGTCTGTGATAGAAGCATACCCTCGTTCAATGCCGGCAACATATACCCATCTAAGAAGGGTGAATGATTTTTTGTGTACTAAATTAGTGGGTAACGCAGCATACATTCGCTTTGATGAAACAATTGATTGGCGAATGGAATTGATGGCGGGTGCTATATCCGTCAACGATATGAGTGCGCTTAACCAATGGGATAGCGTATCTAAAATTATGCGAAACTGTCTTGAAATGACGGCTATGCACAATCAGATTGAATCGTATGTTTCATTGAATGGAGATGTCTTCGCAGAATATGATGGAATTGTTAACGACATACAGAAGCAACTCAAAGAACAAGCACGAATCAATTCAAGATTACAAAGAGCGTTCAAGAGGATAGGTGATGCTTGATGGTTTACACACACTACGCATACCTTGAGCCGCGTAAGATTACCGACATCGAATGGATGGCATTGAAGAATGAAATCCTAGCCTTGACTGTCGCTGAAGAATGGGAAGACAGCGGAGTTGTATTAGAAGATGATATAATCCAAGTCAAAGGTAGTTACGAGTGGTTCTCCATACCGCGTGATTGTAGTTATGAAGCGGGAGATAAATACTTCACCTTCACTAAGACAAACCGCAGGGACTACGACTACATCATTGTCGCTTGCTACATGGCTTTGCGTCGTTGCGTCAACGGTGTCGTCCTACGAAGCGATGGTGGTTGGGAAGAACTAGAGATGGGTAGGTCACACTACGCGATGACAATTCTAAACGGTATGGGGCTAACGCTCGACGAAGAGTTCGCTGATACTATCCATGACCCTACACCGTCGTGGTATATCGGTGACCCATGCTACGCGCTTGATGACATATACTATTCCGAGATGCTAGACAAAATGAGTGGCCGTAGTATAAATGATAACGGACTTGATGTTTCGCTAACCAACGGTCACATCACTGTTTATAACAGTGGGCTAGGCGGCGACGGCGAAGTAAAAATTGCAGACTATTCTCTATGTGTTGACTCCGGTTTGCTTTGCGTCATGTCTGCTAACATGGTTCGTCCCGACCCCGATGATGGTGGAGAGATTATCCGCGCTAAGTTTAGACCTGTGTTTGAAACAAACGCAGACCATTTCCCTCCGGTCATGCTAACTATTGACAAGGATGTCTATACTATGACTGAAGGTTACACTGAGTGTGACTACTGCGATGAGTACCACAGTGACGCATCTATGGATGTTGATGGTATGGGTTACATGACTTGCGGTTGTGAATACAACGAGAACGAAGAGGTGATTGAAGATGAGGATTGATACAGACGCGTGGATGAAAGAAGGATTTAATTTTACACTCCCGCAGAATAATGTGTTCAATGGTTTGGTTAGCCCCGATGCAACGGCGTTAATCATTCCGCGCAGCAATGAGGCTAAGATGGATTGCCTATTGAAACATGGATTCAATGTTGACGAAAATAAGAACGGCAACTTCTTTCAGAAAACAATGGATGGTATAGGTGTTATCAAATCGCATCACTTGCGATTGCTTACTAATAGTCATTTACATTTGCAGATTGGTTCAGCCGTACTAGGTTCGTACAATCTGAAACGCTTGAATAAAAAATACAAGCGTAAGACAGATGAGTTAGTTATACTTCAAGGCGCGGAAAATAATTGGCCCTTGACGAGATTTGTTTCCCCTTGCCGCGATTGGTGGTTTGTTTTATCACCTTGCACGCAAGACCAAACAGGCACTAGAGTTGGACTAGGGGAGTACCATGAGAGGTGGTTAGAATGAGTATGTTGAGAATAAATAAACACGAACAATTTATACTGAATGCGATAGAAAGAAGCGAACTAGATACGAGTAAGCCGTTTACTGCGAAACAAGTAAGAGAGGCTTTGAGTATGACAGGTACGCGCAACAATGAGAAGACGACACTAAGACAGATACCTACGACTCACAAACTGAATAGGATATTCAAGAAGTCTAGTGATTACGAGTTAGTTGTCAATTGGCAAAGAAGTTTCACAGTTGAAGGTAAGTCTAAGAATCTATGGAGGCGAGTCTGATGGCTGAGAGAGTACCGATACTATGTACTGACGGAACAATCATTTCTGTTCAAGCGTCTAGCACACACTATTGCTCACCAAAGAGCGATGAGGCTTTCGCGTATGGTGCAGTTGAGATATTGATTGACAAACCAAACGACCCCGAAGGTTACAACAAGACAACCAAGATGGAATCCTATTGTTCTGCGGATAGATTGATGAGATTGATTATCAAACATGGCGGCATTATTGGAGGACAACTCCCGCCGCTAAACTTTGGCAACGAACATATTGTTCAAGCCGCGCAACACAAGATTGCTACCGAAGGTGATGCTTGGTGGCAAGCGCGAAAAGCAGAGAAAGAAGAAGGAGTGGATGAAAGTGAGTGATGACTTACAAAAGATACGAGATGCTATCAAACTATTACCGGAACGCGACTTGATTTCCTTGAATGATATGATAGTTGAAGAGGTACAGGCGAAGAGAAAGCAGCGCGCTAAACTAATGAGAGCGTTGCTGAAGAAAGGTAGTATAGTCTATTGGACTAACCGCGCCGAGTCTAAGACTTGGGGTATCATCATTGAGAAGAAGAGAACTAATGCTATCGTGCAGATTACTGATTGCGAGATGGATAACAAGCGCGTAGGTAAGAAGGTGAAGGTTCACATGAATTGGCTAACCAAATACGAAGAGTGGAATGTTCCGCACATTGATGAAAGCGTTGTACTGAACACGACCTTCAATCCAAACACAGGTGATTTTGAATGAAAGTAAGTGACGCGATAAAATATTTACAAGCATATGATGATGACGAAGAACTGATAGTAGCATGGTGGGATAGAGAAATGTTTTCCATATCTGATGAGGATTGGAATAAACTAGCGCACCCTGTATCTCAGAAGTTCGATTGGTCAAGAACTCATGAAGACTTAGAGTTCATGTTTAGTATGGAATCGAAGTACCAAAAGGGGGAGTTGCGATGAACATATTTGTATTAGACGAGAACCCTATCATCGCAGCGCAAATGCACTGTGACAAGCATGTACCTAAACTAATTGTGGAAACCGCGCAGATGATGGCCTCGGCTTTGCGTCGTCACGGTGCGACAGACGAAGTTATGCCTATTGCTCAGACATCCGGCAAGCCATACAAGGGGGGCTATCACAATCACCCATGCACTGTTTTTGTGGGTGATACACAGATGAACTACCTATGGACTGCTCATCTAGGCATCGCGCTATGCCGCGAGTATCAAGGGCGATTTCACAGGACTCATGCTTGTCAAGCACCTATCTATCAAATGATGGACATGTTTCACATGATTCCAATTGGAGGTTTGACTGAGTTTGCTCGCGCTTTTCAGAAAGACAACCCCGACATGGATGACCTGTATGATACATCTAAGTTCACCGCAGTTGAGGCTTACCGTCAATACTACTTGCGCGCCAAAGCAGACTTCGCTAAGTGGGAGAAAGGAACTCCCGCGCCTTCATGGTGGGTGATACAATGAAAGAGTTAAACGACGAAGAAGGTGGAATAAGATTGACAATTGACGATTATGATAAGGTGCTTAATAGTGAACACAAAGGCTACTATGTCACACTATACATTGACGGTCGTGAATACATTGGAACACTCAGACTATACAAAGACGAAGAAGGAAAGGTGATTGAATGAACGAAGATACATTGCTAGAAGCATACAATCAATTGATGAAAGACCACATAGAAGCGCAGAACAGACTTCAAGATATAGGTTTTGAAATTGAAGACGCGTTCACATCTAATCCTAAGCATAGTCATGCTGAGTACCTAAACAGAATCGCGAAAATACTAGGGGTGATTGAATGAGTTTCTTTGTACTAGATGAAAACCCTGTTCTGAGTGCTAACGCTATGTGTTGGCTAGACTGCGAGAGTGCTGCCTTTGACGGTGCGCGTATCATAGTTTCAGCAATCAAAGCGAATGGTGAGGACACAGATGATTTACCCTTTGAAGGATTAGACGGACACCCGCTTGTCAAGTGGGCGTTGGTATCTAATGACAATGCTAGATGGCTATACAGAAACACTCGCGCTGCTGCAATCAAGTGGGGCGAGAAGAAGCCGAAAGGTTACGAAGAACTGATGAAGATGTTGAATGATGTAGCCGCAGTAATTGATACTAGGTTACCCGAAGGACAAACAACACTGTTTGGTAACTTCTATGTTGGCGCAAAAAACGCGCCGTTTGTTGTAACCGATGAACTCCCTACAATCGAATCAAATCGTGAGTTTTATGAAAGGACTCGAAAACATTTGATGTGGGGTGACGATAAACCCGAACTCTATGGAGGCGAAGAAGAATGAATGCACAAGACGCAATAGAAAAACTAAGAGAAAGACAACTAGCGATGACGCTAGAAGCACAGATGATGGAAAAACGCGCAAGCCGACTACAATCCATAGCGGAATGCCAAGACCCACAAGGTGGAGGCTACCATTGGAATGTTAAAAGAATTGATTTGGATAATGACGGAATGAAAGCAAATCGCATTGTCGTAAAATGTGCTAAGAGTGGAGTTAGAATTGAAGCGATATTGGTTCATCCACCACCGCTTACAATCTTAGACGATGATGCTGAAAACGACATCGAACTAAGCGAGTTTCTATCTGAAAGGAGAGAGGAAGAATGAACATCGCATTTGAAAGATACACAGATAGTTGGGGCGCGAAAATCGCACTCAACAAAATACCCTTCGACTTGAAAGATGAGATGAAAGACCACATGAACGCTAGTCATTACTGCTTCGGTTGGAATGGAAACAAAGGTCTGTGGTGGATTTCAGACCGCGCGGATGTAATAGAGAAAGCAGTCGCTTTTCTGAACCACAACGGTTTCACAGTGGAAGGGTTAGAATACGATGAGGCGGCTATTGAAACGCCTGTCGGAAACGCTACCATACAGTTCTCAGCACCGGACAAGATTCTGATGCAATGGGATTTCCAACCTAATTGGCAAGACATCAACGCTGCTATGAAAGACGCGGCAGCAGGGAACGCTAAGTGGGTCAACAAAGATAAGAAGTGGATGATTCCTATTGCTACGGCTATGGCCGTTGCTAATGCAGTACGACCACACTTCGCACCGTTGGCTGATGCTATCGAGGATAACGAATATGTCAAGCAGTCACACGCTGCTACACTTCAACGAGTTGAACTGTCAAGCGCAGTTGATACTGACATTGAGTTGCCCGATGATTGGGGTTGCTTCCCACATCTGCGACCGTATCAACGAGTTGCACCCGTCATGTATCGCACAGGTGGACGCAACCGTATTCTCATCGCTGATGAGATGGGTCTTGGTAAATCACTTCAAGCACTTGCATGTGTGGAGTTGGCTGAACACGAACGCATTCTCATTGTTTGCCCCGCAATCGTAAAGCACAATTGGGCGAACGAGATTGTCAAGTGGTTGAATGAAAACTACTTCATCATCAACGGTTGGAAGGGCGACATTGAAGGAGTCCGTTTCAACATAATCAACTATGATATTCTTAGTAAGCGTTTAGAACATCTATTGTCTATTGATTATGACTGTATCATCTTTGACGAAGTTCATCGTATCAAAGACCAAAAAACACAGACTACCAAAGCCGCGCTAAAGTTGGCTAAAGGTAAAGATGGTATCATCGCATTGTCCGGTACACCAATCACGAATAGACCTTCTGAGTTCTTTACATCACTAAACATGATGTTACCTGCGACATTCTCTAACTACTTCAGTTTCGCAAAGAAGTATTGTAACGCTAGAAAGAATGCGTTTGGTTGGGACTTCAGTGGTTCATCTAACATCGACACAAGTCGTGACGGTGTAACCACACCACTCAATCACATACTGCGTGACTTCATGCTACGCAGGTCAATGGATGACCCGCGCATCGCAGAAGAGATGCCGGACTTAGTTGAAACTATCATCAATCTTGAATTACCACCGGAGGCAATCAAAGCATACAAGGTGGAGTATAACTCATGGATGGAGGAATGGGTCAAGCAACAGGCAAACTTCGGTTCAACTAGCGCGGGCTTCGCTCTCAACATGATGGGACAACTCAGACACATAGCGGGGCGACTCAAAGTTGATGCTGCGGTTAAGTGGGCGACTACTTACTTTGAACAGAACGAAAAGCCATTGGTTATTTTCGCGCACCACAAAGATGTGTTGGAACAATTGGCTGATAGATTACCAAGTGCGCCTATGATAACAGGCGATACATCATCAAACGATAGACAGATAATCATTGATGGATTTCAAACAGGCGGTTATCGTTATCTCATCTGTTCCACTAACGCTATGCGTGAAGGAATTAATCTTGAGCGCGCTAACACTACACTGTTCGTTGAGCGTGAATGGGTTCCAGCATGGGAACAACAAGCAGCGGCGCGTGTTCGCCGTATGACACAAGAAGAGTCCACTTGCCACAAGGTAGTCTTGTCGGCAAACGACACAATAGATGTGCTATTCGACCAAGTGGTTGCTGAGAAGGCAGACTTAGTTCAGCGTGTCCTTGACGGTGAATCCGGTAAGACGCGTGATGAAATTGGCAAAGCACTACTAGAAAAACTGAATGAAGGATTAGAGGTTATGGTATGACAGGAGAAATACAAGACTTATGTGAAATGTGCTTAGGAGAAGGATGCGAACAATGTGAGTTCACAGGCAGAAAGAGAATACCAACTGCTCAAACACACAACATCACTATGAGAAGCGGCAGACAAGTTGCGTTAGAAGATTTACCCGATAAACTACTAGCGAGAATGGCTAGGAAGTCGCTTAGGAATCTAAGGAGAGAGATATTTGAAGTCTTAATGATGCAGAAGGAGATGGAATCGCGCGACTACGAAGGAAAGGAAATATCTAAACTTCCCATGTTTAGAGATTACAACATCTTTCAATTGACTAGACACGCCTCTATCATTGCGGCCAACAAATACAATGTGACTTACGATAACAAAGTCGAGATATTCAATGACAATGGAGATGAGGAAGAATGAGCGCGGCAACGAGAACTGAAGACTTTGAAGTAATCATAATACCAACAGACAAATGTCCTTGTGGCACACATAAAGGCGAACTTGTTGACATGATAATCTATCGCACCGTTCGGTGGGGTATCTTTCACAAGATTGAGATTCACTGTGATTTCACAGACAAGATATACGAGATGATGCCGCTTTTCTCAGAACAAAGTTAAAAGGCTTTTCGCGCTTCGGGGTGAATGTGCCGAAAAAGTACAACATCACCGTCGCTGATTTTACAGACAGTGGTGACTTAATCAAACCGGACGGAGATTTAGCGAGTCTGAAAGGTATCTCGATAAGGACGAGTGACGGTAACGACCATGTAATCGACGGCTTCGATTATGTATCGCATCTTCTCGGTGACATCGTTGTATGCTCATGCGGCGACCAAATCGACCCACATCAAATTGCACTCCATACTAGAAAGCGCGACATGATTTTAGTACCAGCGCGCTGCTGTATGAAGTTCCGATGGTTTAGGAGTGAGGAAATATGATTGAAGATAAATGGGAACCCACTGATGATGATATTCAATGGACACAAGGACACATAGAACGCATGGCTATTGGTGATACTTGGGGTATTGCTGACGCGGTTATACGCAAAGATAGCGATACGCAACTAACTATCACGAAGGCGAGTCCAGCATCGGTGATGCCGCTACAAAGGATAGAGAAAGTCTGTGGAAAAATAGGTATCGAGTTAATCTCAGATGAGGCCGAATTGATTTACGACCCTCAAGCAGCAGCGCAGAAGAGCGCGGAAGAATGGACTTGTCCTACAAGCGGAATACCGCTAGTCAATTTCGACCTACACGAACCCGAATGGCTTTTGCTTGACGACGCGCAAGAAGCGTGGCGTGTTCTCATCAAGACTCTCGATGACGAAGGTGTGCAGCACCAAGTCGAGGTAAGTCCAATGGACTATCACTTACTTGCGGGCGACCAATTTTTCTTTTCATGGAAAGGTGACACTGTGATGGAGAGGCACGAAATCATAGACATCGTTGACAAAGGCGAGTTGCTCACGAAAATGACTGACGGTTCTGTATATGTTATGCCAAGCGAATATATGGGAGAGACAATCCCCCCTCATTTGCGTGGCTTAATCTTCTATGATAACTCTATCAAGTCTGAGGAAGAATGATGTTGTTTGAGGACTTAGCGAGCGCGGTATATGCTGCACAAACTGAGCCGAAAGACAAGAGCGTACTAGCCGAATTGTTCAAGACGAATGCCATAGACGCACACGAAATCATAACGATATGCTGCGCAAGCCCACGAACTTCTATCAAAGGTCACCATGTAATATCCATGCTAGCCGAATCTTATGGGCTGTTTCCCGAAGAATACAGGTCACTCATGGACGAAGAAGAGATGCCCGCGCTTCTTGCAAGCGAATCTCCATCAGATGTCGAACAGTCTATCACGCTAAGACAGGCTGTTGAAATGAAAGACATGATTACCAAAGGCGAATTGAATGCCGATATTCTTTTCAAGTCAATGTCTAGGTTAGCGGCTATGTTGTTTTGGGGCTACGCTTTTGGTCGCACTTCTCTCAATTACAGACGAATTATGAGCGCAGTAGCAACCGTTACGAAATATGATACAAGACATCTGCAAAAGATGCGTTCCATTATGCCAGCAGGTGAAGTAATCCAGCGCGCGCTAAACGAAACTCTTCCCGATGAATACACCATTCAACCCACATACCCATTCAAAGCACCAAGATATTCCCGATGGAATAAGTGGTCGCTGCCTTTCAAGAATACTCATTACATCATCGTAAAAGGAAAACATTACTACGCGCATCGAAGGGGAGATGCCGTCTATTGTTTTAATTCAGACGCGTGCGCGGTGGTATGTAATTTCAAACCTATGCCCGATTGGGATATGGATTTTGTATGTGAAATAGATGAAGACGGTAATCTCATCGAGTGGTTATACGCAAGCGATTCCCCTAACATATGGAAAGAAAAGAGAAACTTGCGTGCGCACAATCCTAAGATAGTGGAAGACCGCGCACATCTGAGAGCAATAGTCCAATCATTAGAGCAGGGGGAAACGCTGCGTCTGATAGATGGTGACCGACCTTACTTTCATAGTGGGGCGATAGGAGGTTTTGTTGTGCCGAGAAGAACATTTGACATCCCGCTAATCATACTCGGTGGGTTCAGAGAAGGAGAAGGAATACGAATTAAGATTGCCGCGCTAGATGGATTTGACCCATACCCTGTGGGATATGCGTATGTCAAAGCAGATGACATACCGGACAGATTGACAAGACTGTATGACGCTCAAGGCATGATGGATATAGACGAAGGTCTAGTTGGCATATTCCATTCACTAGGTTACGACCATGATGAGAAGAAGATGCGCGCACCATATCTGACCCGAATAGATACCACGCTCGGACAATCAGACGCTATTCAAATCGGTGACTTGTTGGAGAGAGGTGAGTGAATGGATGACGACTCCTTCTTTCTCGGATGGCTGGCGAGAGATTGTCGCTTTCAAATCAGCGTGCATTTCGCACCCAATACACGAATAGGTTACAGAGTGGAGAGGCGTGTGCTGGTGAGCCGAAAGGATGAACCGGCCCTCAACATGTGGCTATCCACGAAAGGTGTGAACGCACGAATCATCAAAGACCCCGAACTGATTCAGCAAGTCATACGAATACTCGCCCCCGTCAAGGAACATGTGTATGACGCTGCGAATATGCTGAAGATGATTCGGCTAATGGAATACAAGAAACGAAACCCTACGCATGAAAAGATAGAGGAAATCATCGACATGATAGATAATAGATGAAGTTCCACTTCTGCGCTTGTTGGATTCTATTATCAAGAATATACTATTATTATTATAATAATAATTATTTATTTTTATTATGATAATAATACGATAATATCGAGAAAAAGAGGCACGCTGGTTCGACCCCTTATAAACACCGCGCCCAATCCTGTCCGGTGGATGGAGGAATCCGACGATGCCATTTGAGCCGAAAACAATTGAAGACTACATAGGACACGACGACCCAAGCAACCCGCTATTCTATCTCGATGAATGGAAAGGTGATAGCCCCCAAAGATTACTATTCAGCGGTGGGCCGGGTCTAGGAAAAACAACTGCCGCATACATCATTGCACATCATCTAGGGCTTGACTTGATTGAGTACAATGCTTCTGATGAAAGAGGTATAGATGCGGTGAGAAACAAGATAAAAGAAACTGCGTACAGCAGTTCTCTTTGGAACCAAAGACTCATTCTGCTAGATGAGTTTGAAGGTATGACAAAACAAGCGCAAGAAGCCTTGAAGCGTATGATGGAGAAAAGTAACTGTTGGTGGATTCTTACTTGCAATGATGATTCATCAATAATATCTGCTATCAAATCTCGCTGCGTACAGTTTAGATTCAAACCATATTCCCTAAATCAGATACGCGCGTATGCCGAACTATTACTTTCTAGGACAGGTAAGGTTTCTAACGATGACCTTGCAGTATTGCATTCATACTACAACGGTGACCTTCGCGCGATTGGTAATCATATCGAAAGTGGTATGACAATTCAAGATAATCAAACTAATTTTGATTCACTAGCACTAGACATTTCAGCCGGAGATTGGATTGAAGTTCACAAGTCTATGCTAGAACTCAGTAAAGGTGGGTCAACACTACATCACATGATGTATAAAATCCACGAACATGTGAAAACGATTGGGTTAGACTCCCAAAGTTTATATGCCTTCTTGGTCGTATGGGGCAATTTCGTAATGAAGATGCACCAATGGCCTCTCTCAGATGAGTCGTTTATCGACTACTTTGTAGCGGCCTTATGCGAACAAGACAACAATACAGGAGGACAATGATATGCCGAACCTAAACCAAAACGATGCCAGCAGTACAGATAACAACGCGGGACTACACCCGGATGTTGAGGAACGCCTAAAGTGGTGGGCGGAAAAGCACAACAAGACGCTTGACGATGCCACAGGAGATTTCTTCACATACCTAAAAATGGAACTTGGAGTTGATGACTTCTCTAACGAAGAAGAAGACTTCTTAATTGATGCCGCGGAAACATTTGTAGTCGAAAGAAGAGTGATGTCCGGTACATCATCAGCAAACGCAACCGAACTTGTCGGTTACTTTGTCGGAGTTGACCCTAAGATGAGAGATGGTCAACAGAGAAAGCGCGAACCAGCAGTTCAAGCAGCGATGGAGAACTTAGATGGAGCAATGCAACTCGGACTTGTAGCACGCGCATACACAGAAGATGGTGTATGGATGCTAGACAAGGGCGAAGAACAGGTTAAGACTGATGAACCAGCAGACGAGACACCGTGGTTCTTGTATGATGAGAACGGACTTCAACTTGCTATCTTACAAAACAACCCCGAATGGAGTCGCTACGGTGAACCTATCACACCTTACCGATGGCAACGCACATACTACTTCTTCGGTAATGAGAAAGACAATTTCCTAGACGACCAACGCTTGTTGAGAATTACTGTAACATCATCAGACCCCGACAATTGGTTTGTACCACAACTGTTCAGCGAATGCACTCTCAAGGTGCGCGCTCAATCAGCGAATGTCAAGCCGGAATGGGCTGACACTTACAATGCATTTGCGCTACCGGGTGCAATCAAGTTCGGTAACGATTTCGTTGATGAACCACTACAAGCAGTAATCAGACCGGACAAGTTGATTCCCGAATCTAGTAACTATGTCAAAGACCTTTCACTACTTGCTGAAGTATTTGAAACAAAGCAAGAAGTTATTCCGGGCTACAACCCTGTTGGTCCTCTAGTCTTTGTTCGTGGTAAAGTAAGCGACATGAGAAAGGAAGCGCGTGAATCTGAGTGGGACCCTATCGGTCGTGACTATTCAATGAGCATCAGTTCCTTTGACTTAATGAGAACATTCAACGGTGGAATGCGCCAAAACCTACCATGCTACATTCATGGACTACTAGGTGATGAAGGCCATCCATTTGAAGTTGCAACCGATGAAGGATGGAAACCATACGCAGTCAAGTCAACAGTCATTGTCTTTGGACGATTGAGTGTGCGCGTAACTGATGATGGACCACAACCAGCAATCAAGACATTCGGAGTGTTCGCAGTCCCTCGCCTAGCAATTCCAGCAGGTGAGGGAGGCGAAACTTCAACAAGCCAATATGGAGAGTGAAACAATGCCTAACCTAAAAGACCTACAAGCCCAAGTAAACGAAGCAGAAGAACAGACCCCGGTCGTTTCAACTGAATACGAACCACCGAAACAGGAAATACCAATCGCCCAATCAGTATGGGATGAGATAGTTAGCGCAGGTGAAACTGTACCTAACAACATGATTTTCTGTGGATTAGTTGGACCCGAAGGTGTCGGTAAAACCGGCATCGTTCTCGACAGTATGGATGAAGAATCGAAGAAGCGCGGAGATGTAATCTTTGTACTAGACTTTGATGGCGGAGGACAAACTACACGCGTAACTCATCACCGAGAACACGCTAACAATATCCGCTGCTTGAATCCAAATGTAATGTTTGAAACATTCGATGAAGACGGAGAGATTCGTGAAGCAATTGACTATCCAGCAACACACAGACGCGTAATGAAGATAGGACAAACACTTGTTGATTGGGCGGCTCGGCCCGGTGACAAGCCAAGACTACACTCGGTTCTAATTACTGCGGTTGACCTATGGGATGAAGTCGCTAAGAACTGTATGTTCATTGAAGACTTAGGTACTGCACCGGATGGTATTGGTGCTAAAGTCAAACCACATGAGCAGATTGGTATGCGTTTCAATTGGCAAATCAGAACTACAAGGTTCCATCAATTGACAACTATTGCGCGCACACTAATGTCGCTCGGTGTCAATGTTTACTTTGAAACCCACTTCAAAGACTTACAAGATAAGACAGGTTCAGTGGTCGGTAAAAAAGCAGCATGGGAAAAGCATACTGCTAACTATCTGAACCAAGTTCTATACTTCCATAAGAAGAAGGTACGCGACGAGAACGGCAAGAGTACAGGTGAAACTCGATACGAAGTTGAGTTCGTTAAGTGCAAGACTAACCCGGATTTGCTAGACCAAAGAAGAACCATCATGGTAACCAAAGAAGGCCAACCGCTAGAATGGTACGGACTACCGGAATTGAGAGAGGGCCAAGTATGAGTGAATGGAAAAAGACAGGTGTACCAGCACATAACAACGCTGAATCAAGAAGCGCGGAAGATGAATATGTATGGGAGGCAGACCCTAACTGTAAAGATTGCAAAGGAACAGGTGAAGTTTGGACTGAATCTATTGTAAGGAATTGGGAAGGCGAGGCCGTTGATGTTGAACACATCAACGAGCCTTGCCACTGTATTTACAGTAGGTGGGTAGCCAAACCGGACAAGAAATGCATTCAATGTAAAGGAACAGGCGCGGTCCAAGAAAGACTAATCAACCCAACGACAAAAGAAGTGTATATTCAATTCCACGATTGCATCTGTTTGAGATACATACGAGAAGGTGATACTGATGAGACAAAAAGTAATGCACATTAAAGGGAGTAAGAAACCAAGATTATGCGGCGCGAAAGGAGAGATGGAAACAATAGGGGAGAATGAAGAACTTCCTGTTTGCCCCAAGTGTAATGCGATAGCAATAGCACTAGGACACTTAGGAGTTGATGTCTAATGCCTATGGTCGAAGCCGTGTTTAACACTGATATTCTGAGAGGATTCGTAACAGGATTCGGAGAAGGTGTTGATGATTTACAATGCAGCGTTAATAATTTGATGATGGAAGGAGTTGTTGATGTAGCGACTCACTATTTTGGTAAGTGTATTATGGTGAAACCAATGAGTGTATCAACGCAATACAAGCCGGGAAAGTTATGCATCCCCGATGTTCACAAACTAGGCGCGTTCCTCAAATCTTGTGATGAAGACACGACTCATGTTCGACATGTCAACAACATGCTGACTGTAACAAACGGTAACCAACAATTCAGCACACCCACACATGACAATGTATTGTCGTATCAATCCGTTGATAGAGCAAAGGTGGCTATCTCTAATGCCGTTAACAACAAATGGACTAAGTTAGGTCGCGCGGATATACAATATCATGCTACTGCTACTATGGGTGACTTACATGGTTTGAGTTCTATGACTAAGGTTGTAGCCAAAGATGCCCCGATACGAGTTAAGATGGAGGGAGAGTCTATGACAATTACCGCAGGTAACATGCGCGGAACAAGAATGTCACGCACAATAGATGTCGATGAACTTACCAGCAATGCATTTGCTGAAACTGTGTTTTCGTCACAATTCCCTAAGTTGTTATCAATTATGCCAAGTGGTGAAGTGACTCTTAGAATGGGAAACAAAAATGCACTTATCATTAGTCATAATGAGTTGGCTTGTCTTTTGATATTGAAACATCAAGAAGGGGTGGACGCGTGATTGCTGACGCTATCTATCACGACGACACGCCTCCTACTCTCTATATGAGATGGAGAGAGCATGGTAAACTTGTCGAGCAAACCGTTGACGATTACAGACCCCACTTCTATGTTTCAGCAGCAACACCGGAAGTGCGCTTCAAGCAATTCAAGCGCGCATATCCACAAGCAAAGATTGACAGAGATAAGACCTACAAAGGTCTTGATGGTAATGTGTTGTATCGTATTGAAACGAACAACCCGTATGACATCAAAAGAATGAGTCAAATGTTTAGTAAATCATATGAGGCTGACATGCGTTTCATCGACCAATACTTGGTTGAGGAATGCACAAAGATGCCTCAATGGAAACCGCGCAAGTGGTGGTATGATATTGAGTGTGACACAGGCGATGATAAGTTCACTACTGTCATCGCAGTCATTGACTCCGACCTTGACGAGCCTGTTGTATTCGCATGGACCGATGACCGAACCAACTCATACTTCAATGATTCAATGGAAGAATTACCATACGGTGACTGTGAATTAGTTGGTCGTAGGGTTAGAGATGAGCATTATTTGTTGCGTGTGTATAAATCCGAAAAGGAAATGTATGACGGCTTCATTGACTTCTTGCATGAACGCGACCCCGATATGATGATTGCTCATGCGGGAACATTCTTTGACATACCACACATGATTGAACGCCTTGACAAGATTTACGGTCATGGTGGCGCGTCTAAGTTAAGTCCTCTTGGTATCATTCGTTACCCTAAGAAGGGTGAGCGATACCGACATGACGACCAGCCAATTGCAGGTCGATGGCAATTCGATACTGCCGCACCTGCCGGAACCGGAACAGGCTTCGAGCGTGTATGGAAAGACAGTGGTGGCGGTCAACTACCTAATCTGAAACTGAACACTATTGCTGAAACTCTTGGTCTTGGTTCTAAACTAACTGAAGAGATAGAAGGTATGACCGTTCACAACGGATGGTATGAGTATTGGTCTGAGTTCATTGACTACTGTTTGCTTGACACTGTTCTTCTTCGTGGAATTGACGAAGCGCGTAATGTAACTGACTTCTTTGTTGAGATGGTTCGCCTATGTGGTGTATCAATTCAATCAGCAACGAATGTGTCAAACTTCATGCGTGGTTTGCTTGGACGCAAGACAGACTTGATTGCACCTTCTAGGATTAACTTGGCTGAAAAGCCCGACCTAAAGGGTGCTGAGTTCATATTGAAGGATAACGGGTTGTATCGAGATGTCTGCGTAATAGACTACAAAGGATTGTACCCATCACTTATGACCGGGTTCAATCTGTGTTGGACTACTAAGCGTGATGGTCCGGGCGAAGGCATTCTTGAGATGGAGAACGGAACTTATTGGGACCAAACGGAAAAGGGAATACTTCCTCAAGTTGTTGATGAACTCTTTGAGTATCGTGCATTGTGTAAAAAGCGTATGCGCGAAGCAGAAACCAAAGAGCAAAGAGCAGCATGGAATACAACACAATCCGCAGTCAAGCGCGTAATGGCTAGTCTATATGGTGCAACAGCGAGTGTTGGATTTGGTTGGGCTGACCTTGATATAGCAGAAACAATTCTATCTGAAGGACGACGCTGCATATCTCTTCTTGACTCAGTTGCTACTAGACTTGGTTACAATGTCTTGTATGGTTTTACTGACAGTGCTTTCGTGCAAGTACCACTTGATGAAGCAGAAGCATTAGCGAAGAGAATCACTGATGTTATTCAGCGCGACACAGGTAACACTGAGTTGGTTGCTGAAGTTGAAGCCTACATGCCTTATTGGTTACTTGCAGGTAAAAATCGTTACGCGGGTAAGGTGTCTTATCCACCGGAAGATGCAGGTAAACTCAAAACGGCTAACTTCACTAAAGGTAGTAACCTTGCACCCGCTAGTAAAGAAGTGGAGATTAATGTACTAAACCTTGTTTGTGATGGTGCTTCGGAATCAGATGTTATCAATGCGGTATTGGAAATAGTCACTCCTATTCGGCGTGATGATATTGACTTGAAGTATGTCACAGAGCAGACGCGTATTGGTAATGACCCGGAGAAGTACAAGACTCCATCCGGTGCATCAAGAGCAGCGTTGTATTACAACAAGAACATGTGTGACAAAGACCCGTTTGTTTCGGGCGATTCAGTTCAATGGCTACCTGTTTCAGCAGTTCCTATTGGTTTACCACCGACAGATATTGTCGCGTATCGTGAACCTGCTGAAATGGAGGGCTTTGAATTGAACAGAAATGCTATTCTGAAAAAACTAATTGAGAAAAAAATCTCCGGTATATTCGAGGTCTTGGGTTGGGACCTTGAAGCCGCAATGGGAACTCCCCGACCCGCAAAACTATGGTGATACCATGACAGAACAGGAAGATTATATCCGAAAACTAGAAGCGCGAATTGAGAAGTTAGAGAAGAAGGTTGATACAATCAATGCTGACCTAAACTCTCTTGAAGATGACATGATTAGTGGTAGCGACTTGGCTAAAGCAATTCATGAAATACAACAAGAGATGCAGAAGCAAGGCATTACAATCATCAACCCTATCTATGCACCTACTAAGGTTGGTGGTTACTGATGCAAGATGTTGAGATAACATACTTTGAAACAGGGACTAAGGAAGTTAGAAAAGCAGAAGGAGAATTGTTCTTCGGTGATGCTTTACTTCAAGATTACACAGGTCTTAGATACTACGATGAGGAAGCGAGAGAAAGACATTTGCTAATTCCTTCCGCGTGTATCATTACTATTGACTGTAAAGGTTGGTTTGATGAAGAACTATACATGGTTGATATTGAAAACATGAAGGCTTCAAAGATGAGAGCGATGATGGAAATGCGTAAGAATCATAGCAAACAGATAGATGAGAGGGGTTTCCAATGAGTAACCCTACTTGCACTGAATGTGGCAGAGAGATGGAGTATGAGGATTGGGTTTATCATTGTGAATGTGGCGAAGGTCTAGCAGAAAGTACATGGGTCAAAGATAACGAACCCGATAACCACCGAGATGATTAACATGGTAAAGATATACGATGACGGCTCTTCATACGCATGGACTCCCGAAATGGGTAAAGATGGAATCATCATTCGTATCAGCAAATCAACTGCTGGCTCATTAGGATGGTGCGCGCAGCAGATGTGGTTGCAGCAAAACTACCCTAAACCACAAGGTCTTGTTAAGCACCTTGTTGTCGGTGATGATGTTCACAATGGTTTGGACCTTATGTATCAAGAGTTAGAAGAAGATAAGCAGTTACTTACTAAGTTGATTGAATCTAATTCAGACTTGAGAAAATATCTGAAAGGTAAGATACCTACGATGAAAACTATTGTCAATAATCGTCGCGCGGAAAACAAAGAGTTTCCATTCTATGATGAGGATTATTACCGCAACATGAATTGGTTAGTCGAATACGAAAATCTGAGGATGAAGATTGACAAAAAGAATCCACTACCACTAGCAAATGAAGTACGCATTGATGTCAAGATTGATGTTGATATTGAAGGGTATGGAACCATACCCGTTCAGTTTGTCGGTATCATTGACCGTGTGTTCAAGGCTGATGATGGAGGGTTACTTCTGTTTGAGTTGAAGACCGGCAAGTGGAAAGACAACAAAACAAGTGAGATGAGGAAGGAGATGTCATACTACAAGTTTCTGATTGATAATTGCGATAGCGCGTATCTAAAAGAAAAGGGTATTGACCACCCCGTTACTCAATGGGGTTGGAGATATTCAGCCGCGGACCATTGGACTATCGAACCTGTCAAAAAGGTAAGCGAGCGTAGTATGATGAAGCGTCTGAAAGATTTGATAAAGATGTATCTTGACGAACATTTCCCTACGACGACACAAGATTTCAAATGTTCATACTGTGATTTGATTGAGTTGTGTCCTAAGTATGCTGTGCAGGTGAGCGAATGAGGGAGTGTGAATTGTGTGGTATTAAGAAGCCTCATGACATGCGTTTTGCAAAGCGCGCTGCTTGTTCTGAATGCATTGATAAGGTGCTTGAGTTTTGCATTACTGCGGGAATGAAATTAGGAAAAG